ATTATAAGTGATATTTGATCCCGCTGGAACTTGCAAGGGCTGGACACCCGCCGAAGTGACAGCTTGGTTAGCTGCCGCCGCCGATTGCTGGCGTAGCAAGTACCAAAGCACAAGGATACCGGCTACGCCAGCCGCACCTATCAAAAGAATTTTCTTGGTTTCGGGTTTCATCCTTTGTACCCCACTGCGCCAACCCCAGGAATGCTGATTTGAAATCCTCCCTGGGTTGCCGCTGCAACCTGGGCCGCTGCACTTACATATTGCGGAGTGTTTCCTTGCAGGGCTGCCGCCGTCGCATTCAGGGTTGGAGTTGACAGATAACCCCACTTATCAATGGTTGACTTCGCATTCGCGGACACGATGCTGTCAAGTGTGTCCTGAGCCGACTGCTGAACCGCAATCTGTGACTTGTAAACATCGGCCTGGGTTTGCGCCAAATTCAGATAAGTTCCTGCCTGGATGCTGCTAATATCCTCCGCAGTTTGGTTGTTCTGCTGGTTGAGGGTTACTTGCGTGTTCAGGTAATTATTGTAAGTGTTGGCCCCCACGTTCGCCAGATCAACTTGCCCTTGTGCGCTTGCAGCAATTACTTGAGTTTGCGCCTGGGCTTGCGCCCCCACTAGATCAAGCTGTGACTGGTACTGCGCTTGCTGTAACTGCTGCGCCGTCTGCAACTGCTGGAACTGCGTTTCCGAACTTAGATCAGTCGAACTCGCAGCCAGGGAAGAATTTTTGTAAACCGTGTACAGGTAATAGAGCGCGATCACCCCCAGGGCGACCGCGATATACCAGTATTTTCTAATCAGCCCCATAATGCCCCCTTACTGAACGGGTTCCTGCATTACAAGCGGCTGCCCATAAACTTGACCGGCAACAAGGCCGCCGATACCAGCCACGGGAACAACCTGCGAGTAGTACACTTGGGGATTCTGAAACACACTCAGGAATCCGGCTAGTCGAGCGTTTCCGCGAAAAGAATAAATAGGATCTTGGAACTCCCGTTCAAATACAAAAGCCGCTGAACCTTCGCCGTCATAGCGCGGTCCTGCCGCATAGTTGGGAGCGCCAGTAGGTTGTTTGAACTTTCGCCCAAGTAGCCAAGCCATAAAAGCCCCCTAGTAACTTTGAATTGTTCCGATGGGACCGCCGCCAGTGAAGCCCAGGCCGCCGCCAGTCACGGGCGAAACTGCGGCCCCTAGCGCGGTCGAGAACGCTTGTCCACCCGCCTGTAATACTTGCGGAGTTTGCGCCCCCTTGGACACTATAACGGCGATGATGGCAACTCCAACAATCGCGGTCGCCACAGTCACCAAACCTGAAATGATTTCGTTGCTCATTGTCCTGCCCCTCCGGTTGCCGGTTGCCCGAAAACTCCCGGCAGTGATTGTTGAAGTTTTGTGAAAAACCCCTTATTGCTCAAAAATAGAACTACGATCAGGAGAACCAAAAACAACCGGCTGAAATTTTTCAGGGCCGGAATGTACCCCAGTGCTCCCACTACCAAAATTGAAACCAGCCAGGGAAGAAACCCGTGTTGCCCTGTCGAACTTGTTTGGAAATCTCCCTTCAACAAGTTTACAAGGGTTTGTGTTTGCCCCCTCACTGCCGCCACTACCAAAACTAAGCCCACGATGATAAACGTGAACGGCATTCAAAAAGTGATCCCTTCTGCGATGCTCGAAAGGGCCGGAAGCCCCGCCGCAGCCGCACCCGCCGCCGTGGGGTTTGTAGGGCCAAAAAGAATCGCTTGGTATTGCGCCAGTTCCCCGCGAAGGGTTATGAACACGATAAACCCGATCAGAAGCGCAGTCGCAATCCAAGTCTGTTGACTCATTGTGAATCCCCGGTTTTCAAGCCACCTTGTGACGCCTGGATGTAACCTTCGATTCTCGCAATTCTGCGAGCGTTTTCAAGTCGTCCATTGTGAAGAACCTCAAGGCTATCCTTGATTTCCTCCAAAGTGGACGTGTGACCATGAACAAGATAACCGACCAGGGAAGCAACAATAAAGCCGACAACACTAAATGCAACGTGGAGTAGCTCGATACTTCCTTGATCCAATGCATAGGCCACCTACACCCCCAAGCGCGAACGAAGGCCAGCAACTCCGCCCAGGTATCCGCCGATCAAAAACCCTATAACCAGCACAACAACCGTCCAACCCCAGTGGTGTTTCATCGCGTGACTCTCCTGTTATTCAATGTCTGCGACTACGGTGCTCCATAGGAACGACGCAATCAGCAGCAAAACCAAAAACGCCAGCCAGTTTCCCAGGGCGCAACCGCAGCGCGCCGGATAGGTGAACCAGCCAAGAATTTCGTTCAGCGATCCTTTTAGATCTAGGTTCATGTTGAAAGTGGGGGAGCGGTTTCCCTATACCAGCGTTTTCCGCCCCCCTTTCCTCCGCGCTATGCGCCCGAAGAATTAACCAGCTAGTGAACCCGCCTGGGTCAAGGTGTTGACCAGGGCGAAATCTTCCCAACCGATTGCGATGTAAGCCAAGCCAGCAGATGCAGAGGAAGCATTGAGAACCAGTTCCATGTTTCCATATTGCGTGGTGCTGATCGGCTTCCGGCGATGCGAAAAGTAATACATGGCTTTCGGGAAATCGGTTCCCACGATCATGCGGGAAAGCATGGCCGCTGTCAGGGGATCAACTTTCCAAAGGTTCGTGAAGTTGGCAGACTGCAAAGCCCAGGTGTTTACATCCGAACCGTCACCAGGGTTGCTGTCCAGGCCGGTCGAATTGTACACGGCGAACGTGCTCAAGAAATCGCGGAAGTTGGCATAGGGAACCGGGAAATCCTGGCTCTGGACAACCCCCGTGAACAGCGTATTCTTGATTTCGTAAACGGTGCTCAGATCCAGAAGCGGCAGAACAACCCCCTGTTTTCCGACAGGAAGCTGATCCAAGTACACCTGATAGATCGTCACTTGCAGGTTTCCGCTATAGGAAAGATCCGTCTTGGTTGTGCACTTCGCCACGGCGAACGTGTCGTCAGTTCCGGTCGCCACGAACGGAGAATTGTTCAGCGTCAACCCGACTTGCATAACCGCGTTCACTACGTTTGCATAAACGGCCCCGCGCAGATCATCATCGGAATAGGCCAGGGGAATTTCCCAAACCATCCGAAATGCTTTGCTGCCCGCCGATGGGATTGTGACCGGCGAAACGATCACGGGGAAGTTATTCCCGTATTCCGCCGTTTCACTCAGCAAAGCAGGGGAACCAGCCGAATACGCGCTTTGCTGCAAGGCCGAAGCAAAAGGCCGCCTGAATCGCGCCGTGTTCAGGTTCGCCAGATGCCAGCCAGGAGTGTTCACCCGAAGATTGTTGTTCAGATCGGTGAACGTCAAAGCGGAAAAGATGTTCTGCAAACCGAACGCGGTTAAGGTGCCATCGCCAGCGTTCGCCTTGGCAATCGTTCCTTCCACAATCACGATGAACCGTTTGATCAACCCCACGTTTCGGGGAACGATGTTGATCTGCGGAGTGGTGGTGGGATCAATGGCCTGGGAATAAATCTGCTGCGTCATTTCGACAGCTTGCCCCAAAACGGCGGCCCGCTGCATCGCGTTTAACTGCTGTGGTGAAATCCTGGGGGGGGGTGCAGTTGACATTTTCTTTTTCCTTTTTCCGGCTGCCAGCTAGGGCCATGATGCAAGAATGCCGGTTCTGTTATTGAGCGGGGTTCGGCCCGCTGTCCGTTTGATGCTTGTAAGCATCAGCGAGAGTCGCAACCAAGAATTTATCCTGATCCTTGGATTCCCTCTGCTGCGTGAACAGATCCTTCCGGTTGAACACTGGCTTTCCCACTTGGAGTTTCCCCCTTCACTTCTGCAAGCTGCGCTTGTAGGCTGGCGATGATCTTGTCTTTCTGATCACAAGCGGCAAGCAGAAAGCTGATGATCTTCTCGCGTTCGTTCATGGTTCCCCTTACACGTTATAGAGCGGGATCTGATACGCGGTCCCATTGACCGTGACCAGCAAGCCCATGTTCTGGAAAGTTTTTCCAGAACTGGAATGAACAAACCCGCCGCCCCGATCCTGCAAGTTGCCGAACGACGCAGCGTTCGCGTCAACCCACAAAATGTTAGCCAGGGCCGCGCCGGTCGTGTTTGTGATGTTGATTGCATTCGCATTCGCAAAAATGGCAGGAGTCGCAGATGCGCCCGCATCCAACCAAAGCATCGAAAGGCCGCCGACCGAAGTGACAGCAACCGCGCTGCTGAAATCGAATTGTCCAACTAGGGCCGCGCAGTATTCGCTGTGAGTCAAGTTAAGCGTTCCCTTGTTGGTCAACTTGCCCTGGACACCGTAGAGATAGCCAGCGGTAACGGTATCCGCGCTGTCAATGGTCAGATTGCCCCGAAGGGCCGTGAAACTTCCGCTGATGGCAACGGTATCTCCCGAAGGATCAAGAACGGGTTCACCGTCAACAAGGCGGGTGGTGGGGAGAGTTGCATCAGTGAAGATCCCCGTTTGTGCTGTTTTCTGCTGCGAGAACAAAGTTACGAGACTCATTGTTGGCTACCCCCAAGTTGTGAAACAAAGTGGATGAAATACTTTCCGGCAAGCGCGGCAATCAGGAGCATGAGCCAGACGATCAGCCAATTAAGGGGATTCTTCAAAAGTTCAATGTTCATGGGTTCCCCTTACTGCGCGGGTTGCTGCTGCGCTTGGTTCCTGGCCCACAAGTTCAAAACGATGGCGAGAATACCGAAGCCCACGGCGGCCATCAGAATGACGGTGATCCAGTTGGTTACGTTCCAAGTGATAACGGTTTGATCAGCCACGGCAAACCCTCCCTTGACTCTCTTAGTATTGACCTAACAGTAACCCCCGTCAAGAAAAAAAATTCCACATCTGGCCCCTTAGATTTTTTTGACTCGTTTTCGGTTGGCCGCCGCGTAATCTTCAAACCGTTTCCGAATCGAACCCAGGATTTCATCTTCCGAAGGGACAGGAGCCAGAACGAAAAGTTTGTTCTTCCCTACATCGTAATACCAAGAATGAAATTCAGGAAGAACAGTTGTTTCCATCCGGCCATCATCGGGGATGAACTGCGAAACTGTTTTCCAATCGCGCCGATCCGTCAAGGAAAACACTTGGTAGAACTGCGATTCGGTGAACACAAAGCGGCTGATCCACGCGGGCCGCTGCGTGAGAACAATCATGGGGATTCGGCGGGAACGGCCCTGGGTGAGACAAGCTAAAAATGCTTCATCATCGCCCATCATGTAACCTTCATCGCAAAACAAGCCCACGTTTTCCCGGCCCCACAATGCCCACAAGTAAGACTGCATTTCCGCAAGCTGCCCAGGAAGGGGGTGAACGATGTAGATTCCGGCCCGCTTCGGGATGTGCCCCACTTCAACATGATCCGCGAAGGGAATTGAATCTATCAGTTCATCCCCTTTGAAGTTGAAAACAACCCAGGGCATTGACAGAAAGTTCCGGCGCGACAGTTGCCAAACGGCGGCCTGGGTTTTTCCCGACCCAGTTCTGCCGATCACGGCGATGCGCTGCGAATTGTTGGGCAACCTGGGAAGATCCGCCATTACGCTTCCGCAATCGGGTAGCTGTTATCTAACACTGTCGGCCCTGGGCCTTTCGGTTTTATGGGTTTCGATTTCAAGCGCGATGCGACAATGCGCGGCCCATAAATGGAACCGGCAACCATGATCAGTTGCCCCCAGGCTAAAACTTTTTCCGGCAGAATTTTATCTGTGTATAGGGCTTGAACGCGGGCGATTGCCGCGCCTAGCCGTTCAGCTTCATCTTGCCCGATTTCTATTTCTTCAACCTTCGTCAATGCGGCCAACATCGCATGAGTCGAGAGAAGAATCAAAGTTAGATCTTGCGCACTTTCCGTTTCGCTGGCGCTGCGCTTTCGGGGGCCGCGCTTGACCCCGGCATCCTTTCGGGGTTTACGGGTGCTGGCGGATTCTCCGGGTTGGGGGAGGCTGGCGGGTTCGACTGGGCCGCCGATGGTTTCAAGCCGTCCAACTTCGTCAGAATCTCCGCGTGTCGGCTGTTCGACTCCTGGCGCATTTCCGTTTGGTTCGTTTCCAGCGCTGTTACTCTTTCCCTTAGCCATTGAATATCATCCTCCGTTTCTTCCTCTGCTGTTGCTGCTGCCGTTGCCGCCGCTGCTGCTGCGGCTGCTGCCTCTGCTGCTGCTGCTGTTTCCTCTGCCATCGCTTCCTCACTTTCGATCAGTTCAAGAACGGCTTCGGCAACCGCTGACTCGCGGGCGCAGCCGTTCAGCGATTCTTGCTGATGTTGAATTTCGGCAACCGCAAGATCAGCTTGCGCCCGGACTAGATTCTCCTGGGCTTGTTGCAGTTCTTCCGCCATGTTCTTCCCTTTCCTTCACGCACCACTGACAGGGGCAATCAGGTTTGTGCAGGTAAGACGGCAAAAATTTCTGATGGTTTTGTCCAAGCGCGGTCAGGATCACTTGTTGATTTTGCTCGATACGTTCCAGCCGTTCATCCATGCGCTTGACGGACCCCGCAAGGGCTATGACGTATTCTTTCGCTTGCGCTTCCAGGGTTTCAATGTCCAGGCCCATCGCCTTGAACATCATAGCTATTCCGTTCGCTGGCTTGCTCATGCCCCACAGCTTACCCTCCCCCGCTGTGAAACGCAAGCCCCTTGACAACCGAACCCCATTTCACTAAACTGACAAACATCTCCGCTAGTGTGGATTCTACACACACATATACCAAATCCACATTGGCATGAATCTTTGTCAGTTTTGCGCTATACATCGGAAAGCGATAGAACATGCTAGGCATGGAGTTGATAGAGGAACTTGTTCAAACTGCGGCTGTGTCCTGGCGAGTGAAGGGGCCGCGCCCTGGCGTTTCGCTTGTGTTGATTGCCGATCCCGAATCTGGAAAAACGAGCATAACCGAAGCGGCAGGCGCGAAGCGCGTTGTTCGCGTGACCGTGACAACCGGAATCGGTTTCGTTCGGGAACTTGACCGCAACAAAAACGCCCGCATCCTGATCATAAATGATCTGTCAGTGTTGAAAGGACTGAACTCTCGCGCAGCTTACATGCTGATCCAAATTATGAACGGCTTCACAGAGGAAGGGATTCATGCCCTGGCTATGCCCAGGGGGAAGAAAATTGATCTGCGTGGCAGGCGCGGGGTTCTGATAGCCTGCATCACAACTGACAGTTTCAAGTCGAGCAAACGTGACTGGTTTTCTTACGGCTTCCTCTCCCGTTCGATTCCCTTCTGTTATTCTTACTCCAATGAACTTTGCGTCAAGATCAAAAACGGCATTGATCACGATGATCCCGTGACGCTGGCGCGACCGCATCCCGTGACAGAAGGCGCAGGAACCGCAATCGAAGTTTCCGACAAGATGGGAACCCTAGTTCGGAAGATAGCCGACCGGCGCGCAAAAGTTCTTGAGGAAAAGGGGATCAGGCTGCTTTACAACTATCGTCAGCTTGTTAGATCCCACGCGCTTTTGAGGAACCGAACGACAGTGATCAAGGAAGATATTCGATTCCTGTATCGCGTGGATCAGTATGTGAACTATTCGACACCCTTGGAACTGGGTTCAGAAATGGATTACATCTAAATGATGGGAACTTACGTCAACAAGTGTAACGACAAGACGCGGCAGTATATCCGAATCTGCGCGGGGCCACAGCGGGGCCGCTATGTTCACGATCTGATTTTAGAAGCCAAGATAGGCCGCAAGTTGTTTCCCCATGAAACCGCCGAACACATTGATGGCAACGGGTTGAACAATGATCCCATGAACATCACGGGGCCGATCCATCGCCCCGAAAACA